CCCTCTTAGCCCTTTGAGGGGTACCGGCCCTAGTAAGTAAGGAGAATAAGATGCCTGCAACGTACGTAACCGAAGCCGAGCTACGCGCTAACCTCGGCATCGAAAACCTTTACTCGTCAGATATTGTCGAGACCTGTTGCCAAACCGCTCAAGATTTACTCAATCAGTTTTTATGGTTTGACTCAGCTCCGGTCGTAGGTACCGCGTTACAAAATAACGTAGCTACGGTAATGATCGCTAACCCTGCAATATTTAGCACCGGAGACTCCATAACCTTGAGTGGGTGCGGCTCAACTTATAACGGCACCTATACAGTTACCGGCACGATCCCGTGGACGGCCGGCACTACTACGCAATTTCCATCAATAGCATTTAACAATATGGCTTTTAATTGGCCTAACGGTTATAGTTTTATACAGTTTGCTAAGACCGCAGCTAACGCTAATTTTACGCGAGTCCTCCCCTACGGCTCAGCCGTGGGCACGGATACAAAGACAAACTCATACGCAACTACCCCGGCCGTAAGAGAGGCCGCGATGATCTTGGCCGTAGACATTTTCCAAGCTCGCCAAGTATCACAAACCGGCGGCGTATCCATCGATGGTTTTAGTCCTAGTCCTTACCGTATGGGTAATAGCATGATCGGTAAAATCCGAGGACTTATCGCCGGTTATACAAATCCGAATTCTATGGTGGGCTAAATGCCGGCACCTATTACTACTTTGCGCGCCTCACTAGCTGCGGCCCTTGCTAACGCTAACGTATGGAATACCTACGCGTATCCGCCTGCAACTATCACGGCTAATAGCGTAATCGTGTCGCCGGCAGATCCATACATAACACCGACTAATAACGACTACGCCAATATCTCGCCGATGGCATCTTTTCGTATTATTTGTAATGTGCCTATGTACGACAATCAAGGCAATCTACAAGGCATCGAGTCGATGGTTTGCGCCGTATTCCAAAAGTTAGCTGCATCGCCAATCGTTATGAATATCGGCGCAGTAAGTGCACCGAGCGTTTTAACGGTGCAAAGCGGCGATTTACTAACTACAGACATTACTATCTCAATACTAACCGAGTGGAGTTAAGCATGAGCCTAACCGATGAAGATATCGCCTTTCTTATCAAGATAGGGCAGATTACCGAAGCGCCAAAAAAAGAAACGAAAACACACACACCTACTACAGAGAAAAGCGAGGAATAGGCGATGGCCGTATTTCTATCAAACGGAGTAGTCGTAACCCTTAACTCGGTTGCACTCTCTGACCATGTTACAAGCGCGACAATTAACCGCGTATTTGAGGAGCTCGAAGTCACGGCTATGGGCGACTCATCTAGAAAATTTACTAAGGGCCTAGAGACAAGCACGATCTCTCTAGACTTTTTGAGCGATACCGCAGCGGCTAACGTAAACGCTACGCTACAAGCTGCTTGGGGTACGACGGTACCAATTACTCTAAAGCAAACGAGCGCAGTTACCTCAGCTACTAACCCTCTTTACTCAACTACAATCCTAGTTAATAACACTACAGATATTAACGGAGCCGTAGGAGATATCGGTACACAGAGCATTACATTTACTTGTAACTCACCAATCGTAATTACTACTAGCTGATAACAAAGAAAAGGGGCTAAACAAATGGCACGACTCAAAATAACAAGGGCTACCGGCGAGGTAAGCGAGCATCAAATCTCGCCGCGAATTGAGTACGCCTTTGAGTTATATGCAAAAAAAGGTTTTCACAAAGCCTTTAGAGACGACGAGAAACAGAGCGACGTATATTGGTTAGCGTGGGAGTGCTTACGTACATCCGGCGAAACCGTACCGATTTTCGGAGCCGAGTTTTTAGATACTCTTAAAAAGGTCGAGGTACTAGACGACGAGCCTTTAAGCTAGGGCGCGGCACTCTAACCTATTTGGTAGCGCAACTATCGATACGGTTAGGGGTCGCGCCTCAAGCGATACTCGACTTAGATGCCGAGATGTTTAAGATGTTAGTAAAGGTATTAAATGAGCAAGCGGAGGAGTCTAAAAATGTCAGTAAAACTAGACGGCGTTAAAGAGACTCTACGCGCTATCCGTAAAATAGATCCCGAGCTATTAAAAGAGATGAATAAAGAGATCAAGGGCGTAATGATCCCGATACGCGATAAGGCTCGAGGATACGCGCCTACCGCGGCTCCCGGCGGCCTTTATAATTGGGATGAGGGTGCATATACTAAAAAGATAACGGCCCGTAATTCTGCCTTTCGTACTTTTAATAGCGAGGGCCGTTTACGCCGTTTTCCTCTATATCAAGCCGAGGTAGCTCGCAAAGGTATTTATTACACCGCAGCGCCAAGTAAGCGAAACCGTAACGGATGGAGCTCTCGATATATCGTAGCTAACGCCTCAGCTAGTGGAGCTATCTATGAAACGGCCGGACGTAAAAACCCGGGCGGAGATCCTAAGAGCCGCTCTAATAACCCGGGAGCCGGTGCAAACTTTATTAGCCGGATGGGCCCTCTTTACGGCGATGGTGCAAGTCGCGGCCGTATGATCTTTAGAGCGTGGGCCGAGGATCAAGGTAAAGCTCAAGCCGCCGTAGTAAAGGCTATCCAAAATACTATTGCCGCCTTTAATCAAGGCCGTTACGGCAAGGCTGCCTAATGGCCAAGTTACCCGATTTATATGTAAATGCCGTTACGACTTTTGACGGTAAAGCCCTCACTAAGGGCCAAAAACAAATTGCAGGTTTTGAGAAAAATGTAAAAAATTTAGCTAAGGCTTTTGGCCTTACCTTTAGTGCTGCGGCTTTAGCACAATACGGTAAAAATGCGGTTAAGGCTTTTGCGGCCGAGGACGCTCAGGTTAAGCAATTAACGCAAAGCCTAAAAAATCTAGGTTTGAGTTTTGCTACACAAGACGTAAAGCAATACCTCGACGTGCTCGAGCAGGCGACAGGGGTAAATAAAGATCAGCTCCAACCTGCGCTACAAAAGATTTTGCAGACTACCGGCGATATTGCCAAGTCTCAAGAGATTTTAGCTCTTGCTCTAGATACCTCAGCCGGCAGCGGTCAGGATTTAGCTAGCGTTAGCCAAGTATTAGCGCAGGCATATGTAGGTAATAATCGAGGGCTACGTACGCTTAATATCGGACTTACTCAAGCCGAGATTAAAACCGCCAATTTTGCAGACATACAAGAAAAGTTAATAAAGATTTTTGGTGGGCAGGCAGCCGTAGCGGCCGATACCTACACAGGTAAATTAAATAAACTGACTATCGCGGCTGAAAATGCAAGCGAGGAGATCGGTCGAGGTTTAATTGGAGCCCTAGAGGGCTTAGCCGGATCAGATGGGAATTTAGATCCGCTCATCGACAAGATGAATAAACTCAGCGTAGCCACGGGCGATCTAATTTCGGTGCTTTTCGGCGGTAAAACTAAAGATGGTTATAGCCTTAAAGATGCTATCGATATCGTATTTACCGGCGGAGTAAAAGGTTTTGGTAATCGGTCTTTATCAGCAAGCAACCAAGATACACAAAGAGCGGATGCAGCCGCAGCAAAAAAGGCCGCAACCGAAGCGGCTAAGCGTGAGAAAGAGCGGCTAGCCCTACTAAAAAAGCAAGCACTATTAGAAAAAAATAAACTTTCGTTATCAAAAGCTGCGGCCGTATTTGATACTAACCGTATCTCTATCGCGGCAGCTCTACGTGCGACTTATGACAAAGAGACGATCCTACGGCTCGAGGCTTTACAGGCTATTGAGGACGAAAACGGCGATTTAGCGCTTAAGAAAATTAACGAGCTGGCTGCTCTGCAAAAGAATACAGACATGGCCAAGTTAGCCGGTATTACTAAGATCAGCGAGGCAACGCTAGCCGCTCTTAACACTCAGTTACTAACAGAGCTTAAAGCTATTAACGATAGCAAGATGGCCGAAAATGAAAAGGAACGTTTACGCGATATCGCTTTTGGTAAATACAATGCAGCTATTACCGCAGCCGGTGAGTTAGCCGCTAAGGAAAGTTATAGCGAGCGAGTACAAATACAATTAACCGAGATCGCTAAGCTTGCATCCTTGAGTAAGACCTCTAACGCAGCTATGACTCTTAACAAACTCCGCGAGTCTGAGGAGTTAGCTATGATCGATCGTATAGCCCGCGCACAAAAGGCGGCCGATGATGCTCGACTAAAAGCCTTACAAGAATACGCCGCAGCTCTAGGCAGAATTGGCGCAGGCGGCGGCGGAGGAGGCGGCGGCGGAGGAGGCGGCGGCGGCGGAGGAGGCGGCGGAGCAGCTACTATTCTAAAACCTGCCACTATCGAGAGTGTTAAAGCTAAAGAGGCCATAGATGCAGCCAAATATTTTGATACAGTAATTAGCGATACTTTCCAAACTATAGAGGACTCAGGGGCTTTTAATGCTTTAGTGAAGTCCTATATGGGCGGAGCTATAAATTCATTTAATGCCGGTGAGTTTAGAGGTAACGAGGGCGCAGGTTACGGCACGTTATCGCGAGGCGGTGCCTTTGATCGTGACATCGTAGTAAATGTAAGTGCCGGCGTTATAGCGCAGCCGGACGAGTTTGCTACCTTGCTACAAGAAACGATCCAAAAGATTAACCGCGACGGAGACTCGCTTACCGTGGCAGGCATCCTATGACCGTGCCTACTATTAACGCCGTTATTAACTTTTCTACGGGCCCGTCTTTTGCTCAATCCATGATCCTAGGGACAGGTATTTTAGGGACTAATATCCTTGCAGACTCAGAGGCTTTAATCGTAGATGTATCTAACCAAGTAGACGGCGTTACTACTATGAGAGGCCGTAACGCTCAAGCGGACGTATTCCAAACAGGTACGCTAACGCTACGTATCGTCGATCAAAATGGCGATTTTAATCCGCAAAATGCGGCAGGCCCTTACTACGGTTTACTTACTCCCCTACGTAAAGTACAAATTACCGGCACTTATGCAGGTGTCGAGTATCCAATGTTTAGCGGCTTTATTACTAGCTATACAACTACTACGCCTAAAATGGCGACCGATGTAGTTTATACAACTATAACCGCGGTCGATGCTTTTAGACTTTTCCAAAATTCGCAGATTAGTACGGTGACACTAGCTGAGGCTGGGGACCTACCCGGCGAGCGTGTAAACGCTATCCTCGACGAGATTGCTTGGCCTCCATCGATGCGCGAAATACAGTACGGCGATACCGTTTTCCAAGCCGATCCGGGTACGCCTCGTACCGCTTTAGCTGCTCTACAAACGGCGACCATCTCCGAGTATGGCGCTTTGTATATCAATGCTCGAGGATCCGTAGAGCTACACGATCGCGCTTTTTGTATTGAGTCTCAGGCTTTTCCGGTAACTCGTTTTAATGACGACGGCACCGATATAAATTATTTTAATGCCGTTTGGCGTTTAGATGATACTCAAGTTTATAACTCTGCCTCTATTACAAAGATAGGCGGTACGGCTCAACTTGCAGACGATCAGAC